TTGCAGGAGACATGAAAGAGTTTGATTCCACTTTGACAGGTGGTGTCCTGGACATGATCAAAGCCATTCGAAAGAAAGGGTTTGAGGACCACAAAGATCGAGACAGAATAGCCGCGTTGATTGACGTGAACTATGATCAAGTGTCCAAACAATTGCTGAACACCACATCCACTGGAGATGTGTACAATGATGGAACTGGTTTGACCACCGGTCACACTTCCACGTCCATGGACAATTCCATTGCCACTGTGGTCTTGTATTTGATGGCATGGAAGCAGCTCACTGGCCTTTCTGCCAAAGAATTCAAACATTATAATGAGCTGTCTTGTTATGGGGATGACCATGTGCTATCGTACTTGGCCACTAAGCCTGCTTCTTGGACTTTTGGCAACATTCAACATGTCATGGCTGGGTTTAATGTGACTATGCTGCTTGAAGCTTCAGGTAAATTGAGTAACATTCCGTTCCTCAGCAAGAAAGTGAGGTTCCCCAATGCCAGAGATCTCAAGGACTTCAAGACAGCAGGGCTTAAAGAAGTCACTCCAACATTTGCTGTGTCACATGATCGGGAACGACTGCTTGGCAAAGTCACAGCTTCCGTTAAGACCATGGACCCGGTGTATCGTTACAAGCGATTATTAAGTTATTTGTCTTTGACTGCCCACCACCCTGATATCTACCAACAGTTGTCCAAGATTATGAAGAATACTGGGTCTTTGAAAAGGGCAGCTAGCAGCATGAAAATGCCGGTACCTTCCTATGAGAAGGTACTCCGTGATTGGTATAAACCCGATGCTAGGTTTGTTGTCAATGACATTGATGATGATTTTGATGAGCTAAAACCCGATAACAACATCATATCTTATGGCACTGTGTCGTTGTGGGATAGTTTGATGGGAGGTTTTGCTCTCATTCCTGACATGGTTAACCCCACACTATTCAATTTTGGTCATGTTAGAGCCTTGCAAAGTCAAATGGCAAGAGTCACTTCCTGGCCAATGGACTTGATGGCTCTTCAGAATGGTGCCGTGGGACCGGCTGACCTTCAAATGATGTTGGCCAAGACATGTTATGGTTTTCTTGACCCCTCCATCTATGTTCAAATGTCAGGGAGTCCAAATTTTTCCTCACTACTTGTGAGGCATTGGATGTTCATGTGGTATGTTGAAAAGATACGGCCAAATAGGTCATACTCCCTTGTGTCAACTCTTTCAAAGAAAGTTTCGGCACTGTCTTTTATGATCAATGGCAAGGTTCACATGGAAGCCCGGGTTGGTTACACCGCCTTCTTGGATGTGTTTGTGGTGGGGCTTTTGGGTTTCATAAGTTTACCTCCTTTGTTTGAATGGATATCAGCAATTTGGTTGCCGAATTTTTCAATGTGGTTGGACAGACTCATGTATAGTGTGTATGCCAAGTTTTGGACCTCACTCCCACCTAATTACAATGATGTTGGAATTTTCCTCGATTCACTGTGGGAGAAGGGTTCGAATTTTGTATTGTCGGCGCCAACAGGCACTGGAAAAACAACTGCTTTTGTCAGATACCTGGCCCTCAGAGAGGGGTCCCGATATGACAAGATCATCGTAATAGAACCTCGTAGTGCCATAGTGAAAACTGTGGTGCCTTACGTCACTAGTGTGATGAACCTTTCTGCCAGTGGCTTGACAAGTGGCATGGCCCTTGATGAGTCCAAGAAAATCTGGTATATGACCGCCCAAGAATGGTTGTTACACCCTTCTTGGCACAAGAAAAATTTTCTTGTCGTTGTGGATGAATGCCACATTTCAGAACCTGCGTATGCATTGATCAAGATTGAACTCATCAAATTGAGGGTGAAAACAATTTTTGCGTCAGCCACGCCACCTAACAATTTGATGACGTTGCCAGTCATTGAACTCAATACAGCAAAAATATGGCGGGTTTTCCGGGTAAACCATGAAAACAATGAAGCCAAAGGATCCAGACAATGTCTAGACGATTTCAGGGACCAGGCGATTTCACTTGTCCATTCTTTGCCTTTGTCTTCTGTGTCACTGGTCTTTGTGACCAGTGTTGGTG